ACATGTGGAATGAGACTCTCCACCCGACGGCTGGCGCTGGTGGTGGTGATGCTGACCTTGATAAGTTCCGCCGTGCGATCATCCAGCAGGAGTCGGGCGGGCGCTACGGGGTAGCTAACACTGAAGGTTCTGGTGCAATGGGTATCGGTCAGATCATGCCTGATACGGCACGGGCGCTCGCTAAGCGCCTCGGCCTCCCCTATCGCCCCGACCTGCTTGCAGGTACGAGCAAGGAAGCGCAGCAGTACCAGACTACGCTCACCAACGAGGCTACTCGTGAAGCGTTCGACTACGGTAAGGGTGACGTCAACAAGGCAGCTGCATATTACTTCGCAGGTCCTGATAAATCGAAGTGGGGCGAAAAGACCCGGAAGTACCAGAGCGACATCGGGCGTCGGCTCGGTGCAGATACTGGCGAAGCAGCGGTTGTAGAACGTGACCTCGGCACTGCCGAAGGGCAGGTAGCTACCGTAGAAGACATCTTTGGTCGGCTCCAGAAGCGCTTTGGTCAGTCAGAAGAAGAGAAGGCAGCGCGCGGCAAGCTCCGGGCTCGTGCGGAAGAGATGGCCTCTGACGAGAACTACGAGAAAAGCCGCAAGGAAGACATGTGGGCAACGCTAGCTGAAATCGGCTTTAACATGGCGTCATCCAAGTCACCCTATCTCCTGCAGGCTGTGGGTGAAGCCGCCGCTGCTGCGCTCCCCAACGCTCGTGCCGACAAGAAGGAGCGCAAGGCCATCAAGGATAAGGGTCTCGACCTTATGGTTGAGCTCGGCGCTGCTGACCGCAAGGAAGCACTGCCTCTGTGGGGTCTCGCAGTTGATGCCGCCAAGACCAATCTGCAGAAGAAGCAATACGACGAGAAGACGGGTATGGACCGTGAAGAACTGGCACTCCGTACGCAGCAGGCTGCAGACCAAGCTGCGTATCAGCAGGGGTCGCTGGGTGTGCAACAGGCGCAGCTCGATATGGGTACGACCGCAATTCAGCGCGCTGCCAACACCATATACGAGCAGCTCAAGGAGCAGAACGCGCAGGGCAAGTACTACGGGCGCAACGGTAAGCTAGTGCCCTATACCGTCGCCGATGCTGAACTTCGCGCCCGTGCTATGGAAGAGGCTGCTAAGCTGCTACGGAATAAATCGCAGCCGTCGAGCTTTGCAGACTTCACTGGCGAAGGCGGGGGTGGCAATACTCAGACAGCTGGACCTTGGGCTCAGTACCAGCAGTAGGAATTATATATGGCCGCTCCGAAGGTGGGGTACGAACAGGACGGGTACCGCTTCAAGGGTGGTAATCCGGCAGACCCCAATAGCTGGGTAAAGCTGCCTCCCGAAAAGGGCGATGTGCAAGCTGGCTACCGCTTCCTAGGCGGTAGTCCTTCGAGCCCTAGCAGCTGGGGTAAGGTTGACGACGAGGGTGGCTTCTGGAGTACTCTGGTTGAGAAGGCCCAGACCCTTGGGATGGCCGATGAGGCAACCGCCTTTGCTAGCAACCCTACCGAAGCAAACCGGCGCGCACTGCTCGCCGCTGGGGAATCTAAGAAGCGCGGAGTCGGGTTCGGCGAAGGTGCCAACTGGACTGCGTTTAAGCAGATGCTCGGTGGCTCTCTGGGTTCTATGGTTGCCCCGGCAGCTGCCGGTCTTGCCGCTACCCCGTTCACTAGCCCGCTCGGTGGTCTTGCTGCTACCAGCGCTACTCTGGGTACTCAATACACTACCGAGAACCTACTGCGTCAGGCACAGGAGCAAGAAAAGGCAGTGCGTGCAGGGCGCACTCCGGAAGACGTTTCGGTCGGTAAGGCAGCTGCAGCTGCTGTCGGCCAGACAGGACTTGACCTGCTTGGGGGTAAAGTCTTCAGCGGTGTCGCCAAGGCATTCCCGTTCATGCGTCCCCTACTGGGTGAAGCTGGTGGGAAGGCTGCGCGCGAAGCTGGCGAAGTCCTCGCTGATGCGGCGAAGAAGGGCACCATCTCGTTCGCTGGTGGCGTGGCCCGTGGCGTAGGTAAAGGCATAGCCTTCGAAGTTCCGCAGGAAGTCGCGCAGTCGGGTCTTGAACGCTGGCAGGCTGGACTTCCACTCGCCGATAAGGAAGCGCTAAGCGAGTACGGGCAGGCAGCTATCGGCGCTGCCGTTCTTGGCGGTACCTTTGGTTCGATCAGCGGTGGCCTTGAGAGCCGCACTGGAGCGGCAGATGAGCGTCCTAAACTCGGTACGGGTGAAGCACCTGCTGCGCCCCCCGTCTCCACTACTCCTGAGATGGATAGGCTCGTAGCTGAAGCCCTCACTAGCCCTGAAGATAAGGCCGCATTCGACGCGCTCTCTTCGCAGTATGCCGCGATGTACGGTATTCCCGAGGAAGAAGCTGCTAAGCTCGCGTTTGGTGCCCTGCGTCCCACTCGCCCAGAAGCTGCCGAAGTCCCTGCTGAAGAAGTACCGCAACCTGCGCTGCGCGCGGTGAATACGCCGTCGGTAGTTGAGCCTGCACCGATCATCCCCCCGGTAGAAACTATCACGCCTCAGGCGCAGATCGTTGAGCAGTTGGCTGAGGCACCACCCGCCCCTGCACCCGTGGCTCGTGCCGTTGAGCCGGTAGCTCCCACTCCTGAACCCGTAGCCCCTGCTCCGGAAGTAGCGCCTGTGGCTGAACCGGCTTCGGTAGAACCGAGCATGGAGCCCAACGCTATCTGGGCGAGCGAAGACTTTGACTTCCCGGTCACGACGCTTCCTGAGGAGCCGGAGATCGGTGAGGACGGTCGGGCATATCAGCCGGTTATATACGACGGGAACCGGGGCCTCCTGCCGGTAGACCAGTTGCGTCCGATTGAGCCAACAGCTGCGCCTGAACCAGCTCCTGAACCCGCACTCGAAACTCCGGTCGAAGCCCCTGCGCCGTTGGAAGCAACCGCAGAAGAAGAGGCTATCCCCGAGGAGTTCCTTACTGCTGAGGATGCGTTCGAGGAAGTAACGGCTGCACCTGCGCCAGAAGTAACCGAAGAGACCCCGGTGCCAGTCACCAAGGTCGAGCCCGGTGATGCGCGTGGATCGCGCCCCGTACAGCGCGGTACGCAAGGTTCTGTTGTTGGTCGTCCGGTTGAAGGCGCTGCTGAACTTACATCTGGGATGCAGGATGAGCAGGAGCTCAACAAGCGTCTCCGTAACATGCGCAATAGCAACCTGATCTCCGATCAGGACATCGGTGAGGTGATGAACCTCATCCGCGTACCGGAATCCCAAGAAGCTCTCAATGCACTCCCTGAGTCACAGCGTAGCCGCTGGGTGCAAGTGCTGGACCTTACGCGTGATATGAACGCCAAGATCGAGCAGCGCGATACTGCCACGGGTCCCGATAAGAAACAGCTTAATGCAGCGATCAAGAACATCGACGCGCAGCTCGATGGAGTGCGTAGCCAGCTAGCCAAGTACGCTATGGGCGAAGCGGCGCTACGCGTTGAGAAGCGCAAGAGCACCCGCAGTAAGGTTGAAGCCGATTTCAAGGCCGGTAAGATCGACAAGGCGGAACGCAAGCGCCAGCTGGGCGAACTGCGTATCGAAAGCCCGCTGAGCGAGTTCATGCAGGAAGACCGGTTCTCCGGTAGCCCTGATCCTGCCGAGGCTGCATTTGTTGAGTCGGGCATCGAGGGTAAGTCCTTCGAGGACGCCCTGCAGTGGACCATCGATAATGCCCCCAATGATGCGTACAGCACCATTGCTAAGGCGGTGCAGACTAACATTAAGATGCTGGAGAGTATCGGCTGGAAGTTTGCGTTCGACGTTATCCATCTGGGTCAGATGGCCCCTGTCAGTATGCGCAATGCTTCAGGTCTAACGCGGACTAACTTTGGCACGCGCCGAGTAGAGGTCAGGCTTCATGGGACCGATGTTACTGGTAAGGTCGGCACTTCGTTTGAGACCTTCCTACACGAAGCCGTGCACGCTGCGGTCGTCCCGTTGGTTAAGGCGGGCAACTTCAAGCGCTTCGAGGGTTATCGGTTCGCCGAGGCGACGAATAACCTCTACGCCGTGTTCAACCACGTCGTGCGTGAGTTCAACAAGAAGGCCAAGAGCGGTGCGGAACTGAACCCTCTTGAGACGGCAATCTACGAACGGGCTGTTAACACCCTAGCCAACCCGGATGAGATACTGGCTTGGACGATGTCCAACCCTAAGGTGATGGAGTACCTCGATACCATCCCTTACACGGCGAAGCAGTCGGTGTTTGGCCGGATCGTTGAAATCGTACGTAAGGTACTGGGGCTGGCTAAGAACAGTGACTCTGCTCTGGCGGAAGTGCTACGTGTAGGCGAAGCACTCTTCGGTACCTCAGCTGCTGAAGCTAAGATGGTATCCGACTATTTCACTGAGAAGTTTGGTACTGCTACAAGTAAGCAGCAGGTTGAGCCTGAGCAGAAGATCAACAAGGGCCTGTTCAAGGCACAGATGGCTAATGATGCAGCTGGCTTTAACGAGGGGCTTGACGAAGTTACATCGGGCGTGAAGCTCGAAGCTAAAGAGAAGCGCAAGGCTGCAATCGAGGCGATGGATAGCGGGGCTATGACCCCGGCGCTTCTGGCCATCCAGCCGACCTCATGGATCAGGGACGCCATCACTAAGAAGCGTCCGGGCCTCGGTTCGATCATCAACGGTATCGACAAGCTAGAGCAGCGTATGCGCGGCATGCGGACCTCGATGGAACGCGCCATGCGCCGCCGAGTTACGGAAGTCGAAGACTTCGTGAACAAGAACGGTCAGGCTCCCCTGTCTGCCATGATGACCATCGCCCGCGTCAATCGCGTCGATGTAACTGCGCACGACACTCGCGCAGAGGCACTGGCTAACGACAGGGTGCTTCAGCACCACCGAAAGAACAACAACGCCAAGGGCGCTATCAAGCGTGCCGATGACATCAACACTGCGTGGGATGCGTGGGATGCACTGGGTAAGCAGAAGGGTGGCCACGAAACCTACAAGCGCATGCGGAAGTTCTACAAGGACATGTACTCCGCACTGCGCGCTGCACAGGATGATGACATCCGCAGCCTCGGTCTCGACAAGGCAGCCGCCGATAAGCTGATTCAGCAGGCGCGCGGCGACATCGATGAGGATGCTCTGGTCGATGAGGGGCCGCACAGGGGCGTACCTGAGAGCATGTTCCCTGCTGAGTACTTCCCGTTCCGTCGTTTCGGCGAGCACGTGCTTATCGTACAGACCGGCAAGCGTGCGGAGCGTGAGCGCTATCACTTCGAAAGCGCCCGCGAGCGCAACGAGTTCGAGGCTAAGCGCGCCAAGCAGCTCGGGCTGCAGCGTGGCACTGACAAGTACAACGAAGCCTTCAAGCGCCTTGATGGCATGGAGAACCTGCGCGACAATATGTCGGACGAGAGTTTCCTGTTGGGTAAGCTGTTCGACGCGATTGACGACACCAAGCCCACAGCAGAGGGCACCCCCGAGGATGCTGCCAAGTTCCGCAAGAACATGAAGGATCGTCTCTACCAGACCTACCTCATGACGCTGCCGGAGCGCAGCCTGCGCAAGCAGTTCATTCATGCTGAGTTGGTGACCGGTCAGTCTGCGGATGCCCTACGCATCTTCCGTGTGGCTGCTGGTCAGTATGCGGCACAGCTGCCGAAGGTAGTCTACGGCAACCAGATCCAGACGCAGATCGAAGCTGCCTACGACACTATTAAGGACGGTGATCCGGCTGACCGTGCGAAGCTGACGGCGATGGTCGATACCGTTGTCGGTCGCACCCGCGATGCGGTGGACGCGCCCGAGCGCCCTGCGTGGGAGCAGCGCCTTAACGAGTTTACCTTCCTCTCGCTGATGACCTCAGTGGCGTCGGCTGCCGTGCAGCCGTTCACGCTAGTCTTCCAAGTCATGCCGCGCATGGTCGCGCGCTACGGTGCGGGCCAAGCGCTTAAGATGGTGTCGAGCTACACCCCAATTCTTAGCGCAGTGCAGACGGTGCGTGATATTGACCCGGCAACGGGTGAGAGGTTCCTCGCAGCCCCGACCATCGGCAACACGGCCTACATCAAGAATAACCCCCTGCGTGCCCGGCTCTGGAGGGAGCTTGACCAGAACCGCGATCTGTTCTCACAGAAGCAGGTGGATATGCTGCTGCGTAACCGGGCTACCCCCGGCACCAGTGCAGCCACTCCCGGCAGGCGCGCGGTTGAGAAGTACGAGAAGCTGGTTACGGCTTCCGGTGCGCTGTTCAGCTCGATGGACCAGATCACCCGCGAGATTTCGGGGATGTCCTTCGCTGAGCTGGAGTACGACAAACAGCGCGCTGCGGGTAAGTCGCACGAAGAAGCGATCCAAGCGGCAGTAGATGCCTCGGTGCGTAACACCGACGAGACCATTGGTAACTACACCGAGGCCGAAAAGCTCGATGTGTTCCGGGGTGGGCCGCTGCGCCGCATGCTGGGCTTCCTACGCACCTACTCCGTGCAGCGTACCGCGTACTACTTCCGGATGCTCAATGCCCTGACCGAAGGCGACCCAACGCAAAGCCGCCTGCAGGCGTTCAACGAGCTGTCTATGGTGCTAGCCTTCACGTCGCTGGGTGCGGGCATCGGTGCTAACTTCGGTTACGAGTTCATCTGCGACGTCATCGACGTCATCATGGGTGCTATGCTTTCGGACGAAGAGAAGGAAGAGTGGCGCAGGCGCGACCCGCTGGGCGCAGATAGCAGTGACTACCGCTTCCGCTTCCAGTGGCTGCCTGAACAGTTCGGCCCGGACTCAATGGCTGCTAAGATCGCACAGCGCGGCGCGCTCTCCGAGCTCACTGGTTACGACTGGACCACTCGCCTGTCGCAGAGCTCGCTCTGGCTGCGCGACTTCCAGCGTGGGGATACCCTGCGCGAAGATGTCTTCAACTTCCTAGCTACCAATCTGTCGCCGCAGATTTCGCAGGGTGCCAACATCATCGACGGTGTTGACGAGTTCATGCAGGGTAACTGGTCAAAGGGCTTCTCTAAGATCGCGCCTGCTGCCGTGCGGGGCATATTCACTGCCGAGCGGTATGCTTCTGAGGGTGAGACCACCAAGGCTGGCCTGACGGTGGCACCGACTAGCGAGTTCGATGCTAACGAGCTGTTCGGTCAGGTACTGGGCTTCACGCCTAACGACCTGTCGCGCGAACGCGAAATGAACCGTATGACGCAGGCTTGGAAGCGCACCATGAAGGACGAGCGTGACGAGCTGTTCAAGGAGTTCCGCGACGTACTCGACGATCCAGACCGTACGCGGGAAGACCTGCGGATGATGGTTGAGAAGGTCCAGCGCTATAACGCCAAGGTGCCAATCGACTCGCAGGGTAACCCGCTGTCGCAGTACCTGATCCAGCCTAGCAACATTGCTAAGTCTGTAAGTGGCCGCGAAACCCGCGAGAAGAAGTCCTATCGCGGTGTTGAGTACGCACCGGGTGAACGGGACCTGTTCTTCCCCTATGAAAAGCGGAAACCGACTGAGTAATAAAAAACCCCCACCGGGGGAGGACCGGTGGGGGAAAAGTCAACCATGGGAAGGAGCAAACTTCCAAAGTCGTCTTAGCATGTTCGCCAGATTCGTAAACCCCTAACACCAGATTTAGGGTCCACTACACTCTTACGGACTACATTTAGCTTTAGGCGGCGCAGTATCGGACGCAGCTCTCGCCATGCCTCTTGGGGGTCAAGGGACGGGAAGAACAGTGACTTGCCGTTGGTAAAGGCTCGCCAATTAACTTCGTACTCAACCCCCGCTACCTTCAACTGCTTCCTCCTGCTGCGGGACAAACCCATCCATCGCTACAAAGTCAGAGTGCGTGGCATCAAACTCAAGTGCCTGCACCGGAGGCGGGTTGAACTTCATACCCTTACCCATCCGCTTCGCACCGGACTTGAGGAACATACCCGACTTCTTGAGCTTGTTGATCGTCTCACGGTAGCCGATGTTACGCGATGCGCAGTAGTGCCGGAACGAAGCGACGGTCACGAAGACCTTGCTGGTGTCAGGCTCGTAGCGGATCATAAGGTCGCGGCGCGGCTCCAGCACTGGCAGTTGCTCCATCTTGGTGCGACGATCAGCCCCGTCATTAACGATCAGGATGTTGTCTACGCGACCCACAAGGAAGTCACCTAGGATTTGCTTATCGCCCTGTGGGGGCGGCGCAACCGTAGTACGCAGCTCGTTAATCATCCGGCATGCCCACTTGAAGATCGGTGCGATGTCCCAGTCAACTAGCTTGAGGTGGATGGCAATATAGATGCCAGTGAGGTTGGCAGCGACAGTGGCCGACCAGAAGCGTTCGCGCTGCGTGAGCTTGAGAATCGTGTCGATCTTGCTCTGCATGGTGTGGTAAAGGTCACGGACCTTTTCATGTTCGCTAAGCAGGTAGCGCGCATAGATTTCCCCCGCGTGCCCGTAGTTGTCGAGCAGCTGGTGGTCGAACATCTGCTTACCGGTCTCCGTGGTGATCGCGTCTGAGTAGTCGAGGCTGAACTCGATGATGCGCATCATTTCCCCCTGCGGGCTGTCCTTGAGCATCTCCAGCTTTTCGTAGAACGAGTGGTTAGACGAGCACAGCGCGATGGTCTGCCACGATGTCAGGTTGACCCGCATCTCATTCGCCGATGCCTTCATGCGGTCCTTACCCGTCCCCTGTGTAATGAGGTAGGCAAGCTCACTGAGCTGCTTGGGGTCAGTGTTGGACATCTCGTCAAAGGTAACCGGCAGGTTGCACAACACCCCGAGCTTGAAGACCTTCGAGTTAAAGGTATCATCCTTCTTAGCGCACAGTTTCTCTGGGTTGCCCCAGACGGAGTTGCACATATGCAGGATGGTGGTCTTGCCGGTACCCGAGTGCGTGTTCACGAGGTTGATGATCGCCCCGCGCTGGCCTGAGAACTTAAGTAGCGGTGCGCCAAAGGCGGTCGCTGCGGCGAAGGCCGATGCCTCCAGACCGGGACGCCCGTAGAGGCTGAAGACTTCCTTCCACTTCTCGAACGACCCTGATGGTGTGGCATACTCTGCGAGAGCCTTGGTGGCTGACGACGGCGGGCTATGGTAGGTCCCCTCGACGCTGACCTCCCGGTCGCCGATGATGAACTTGTTGTCGTTGTCTGCCCACCCGAACTGATTGCGCATTTGCTCTGCCCTTTTGTTATGGAACTGGTCCTGAAATGAGCGGACCACGTAGTCGATCAGCAACGTGAACTGCTTAGGGAGCAGTACCATGTGGCGCGCTGCCAGCGCCTTGCGCAGCTCATCCTGCGCCATCACTACAGCGGTAGAGAGCGAGAACTCCTTCACGCCGTCCTGCGGGGTATGCAGCCGGAACAGAACCACCCCGCCATCTGCCGGGTCCTCCATGCGCTTCACGATATAGAAGTCGTACGGGTAGACCAGAATAGGCTCGGCTTCCTCCTCTTCCAGCATCGGCTTGCGCCAGATGCCCCCTGCCTTTCCCCGCACGTAGGGGAAGGGGAACTCAGGGATATGGTAGATGCTCTCGACGCCAGCCTCGTTGGGCTGCTGGATAACGTTGTCTTCCTCAGTCGCCTCAGCCAGCTCTTTGCCTAGCGCAATAGGTGACTTGATCTTCCCGAAGTGCGGGCAGCTCGCACACAGGCCGGGGTTGTGCTTCTCGAACTCTGCACAGGTATGCGGCCCGACGATGTGCTTGAGCTTCTGCTCCGTCTTATCCGGGTCATAGTCAGGGTGCTGGGCCGACATCTTGTGCACGGCCTTGTCCCGATCAGAGCAGAACTTGGCGATGGACAGCGCGCTGAACCATCGTGGCTCTGAGATGTCCGTCTGGTCGCGGTAACTGGCGTTAAGCTGCGCGCAGCCCTCTTCACCGCGCTTCATGATCTTAGTGAAGCTCGTGTTGATGCTGTTTTGGATCATCTGAGCCAGTGGGCTCGGAGCGTGGCGCGGGCCAGAGAGTGCCAGCGCGGGACGCGCCTTGACGCCTAGGATGCTACGGATGTCCTCGACGCTGATCGGGTCGCCAGTGCCAAGCACCTGCACTTCGATGGGCTCTTCACCCTTATAGTTAAAGGTGCCGGGGATGCGCAGGATGCGTGAGACTTCGAACACTGCCGGGTCAACCCGCAGGTCCTGCGCTACGCAGACTTCCTTGAGGCGGGCAGCTACAGGCTCCCATTCCTCACGGGTGATTGCTTCAGTCAGCGCCCAGTATACGTGCAGCCCGCGCCCCGAGTTGACCACGATGGGTCGGGGGAGACCTACGGTCTTACAGAACTGCTTGAGGGCCTGTAGGGCCTCACCCTGCGTGTCGTAGTCCTTGGTGGGGCCGCAGTCGATGTCGAGCCAGAACGCCTTGAGCGCCTGTACGTTATCCTTCTTGCGTCCGTCATCACCCTTGTACTTAGCGACTCCGAAAAATACGTTCATCTCGCGGCGCAGGAAACGCGCCGCCCACTTATCTAGCTCCTCCCGAGTATCTACCAGCTGCTGCTGTTTGCTATCTCCATTGATCCCGACGACAGCATACCAGCCTCCCGCTGGCTGCACTGCCGACAACAGATCGAAACCCTCCATGGCGCAATAACCCTCCACGAGGACAGTGACCAGCTGCCCCCCAAACTTCACATAGCTGCACCGCGTCTTAGGCGGCGGAGCCCTCTAGACTTGCGACATAGGTTTCAATGAGAGTGACCACGTTGGCCTGCGGGGCCGAAACCCCGCAGAACCAATTGTAAACCGTGGCCCTCGTTACACCCATCCGCTGCGCTACTACCGTGACCGGGACATCATGCTGAATGCACAGCTTCCCGAGACGAACGCCCAGCTTGCGCTGATTGGCCTTCGCGTTCAAGTCACGAATACGCAGAGTGTAACCATGGCTCATTAGCCTTCATCCTCATCGTCAGCCCACGAGTCCACAAGCGAACCAAGATCGGATGAGAGCTTTACCGGCTCTTCCTTCTTGCTCGATGCGCGCTTAGCGGGTTCAGCCTGCGGTGCAGTCTCTTCGTCTTCTTCTGCATCGTCCCACTTGTTAGTGGGCTTAGCAGCGGCAGCGGGCTTGATCGCCGGAGGTGCTTCTTCCTCGGGCTCTTCGGCCTTCGGCAGTGCCTTCTTTTCGGTCTCACCGGCACTGATCTGGATCAGGCGGCGCGTTGCAGGGTTAGCCTGTGTGCGCTCAACCAGCTCCAGTTCTTCCTCGGTGATGAAGCGATCAGCCGTGAAGGTAAGCTCCATGGTCTCAGCATCGAGGTTGTAGGCGATCGTAGTAACAACGCGGTCAGGTGCTGCGCCGTTGTTCACGAGGAAGCGACCATAGCTCTCGAAGGGGTGCGTGTTGCCGCTACCCTTACCGAACAGGCTCTTTGCGGGCACGTTGAACTGGTAGACTTCACCAGAGGTGTCACCTTCGAGCAGCACAGCAATCTTGCGCTTGAAGCGGCAAGCCTTACCCTTACCGTTCTGGCCCGAACCGTCGATGTTCATTGCGCAGCTAGCACAGTTAGCAGCCTGCCGGTTCTTAGCCTTCACATCAGGCTTGTCGCCCAGCGGGGAGTAGCAGTCAGGCAGCGTGCCCTTAGCATCCGGGTCGTACTGGCCAGCGTAGTATTCGCGGCTAGGCTTCTCCAGCATATCGACGATGATGGCGTTGAACTCGCCACGAATGGCCTTGCCGACCTGCTCACCGTTGATGATGCGCTTGAAGGTGCCGTTGGTGTTGGTAGTGATGCGGCTATAACCGCCCGATGAGTTATCAGCGATCTGCTGGCCCAGCTTCGAAGGAGGCAGGGCAGAAGCGGCGATTGCACCGGGGTTCTTAAAGATTGTCAGGTTGCTCATAGTCTCTCTCACTTGTTAGTCGGTTTGCGTACGGTAACAGCGTACTTAGTGTCTGCATTAAGGCCAATCGGCAGGGTCTCAGGGTTGTCCTCTAAGTACTGCCTCATGTTGCCGTTGTGGATGCGCTGCTCCAAGAGGTGCGGAACATCATGCTCCTTGATGAAGCCGTACATGGATTCCCAATCGTTCGTCCAGTAGCGGGTAACCGCCCGGCGCGTGACCGTACCTTCGGGGGTACGCAGGCTGTCCATGTTCTGCGCGTTGCAGATTTCGAGCAGCTTAGCGCTAATAGCATCAAGCTGCTCTTTCAGTACCGCGATTGCGGTCTTGTGTGCCTCTTCCTGCTCGTTGATGGCGTCCCGGATTTTCCGGTAAACCTTCACGAGCCTGTCAGCAGGCAGGGTTTCACCTTCCATTGTTTGCTCCTCTTGGTTGGTGGGTAAACAGTAAAGTAGGTTTTATACAGTGTCAAGGGCTACACAGCAATCACGTCCCGATACAGGTCGATCAGCTTCTCGTGATGGTCGATGTTCCCCTGCAGCATCGTATACAGCCGCTCCTCAGCGGGAGAGCCTTTGATGTGCACGATGGTCATGGTGTTCTTCTGGCCCGGACGGTTGATGCGCGCGTTGGCCTGTAGGTAGGTCTCCACGCTGGTTACCGGGGCGTACCAGATGATTGTATCTGCTGCCGTCAGGGTCAGACCGTGCGAGGCTGCCTGTGGCTGGATGATAAGCACGTGTGGGTCTTTGCTATCTTGGAACCGATCCACTAGGTCGCTGCGCTTATTCACCGACACGCTGCCATTGATAACCCCGCAGCTAATCCCGGCTTTCTCTAGGCGGTCGCGCAGCAGCTCGATGGTGTGCGTGAAGGGCACAAAGACCAGTACCTTGTGACTGGCTTCCTCAATCACTTCCAGCACCGCGTTGAGGCGGTTACTAACGTCGAACTCCAACACCTCGCCAGTATCGGTGTAGACCGCGCCACCGCTGATCTGCAGCAGCTTGTTTAGCTTAGTAGCAGCGTTGACAGCACTGACCTCTTCGCCTGCTGCTTCCATAACCATCTCATCGCGGAGCAGCTTGTAGTACTTGAGCTGCTGCGGAGTAAGCGGCGCTTCGCGATCCACGTGCGTCACTTCCGGTAGGTCGAGGCAGTCCTTCTTCTCGAAGCGGATAGCCGGTTGCAGGATGCCATGTACGTAAGCAGGGGCGGTAGGCTTAGGTACCCACTTGAACTGAGTAATCTTGGTTAGCACGGTCGCCTTGAACTCGGTGAAGTACTTCGGGCACCCCTCGGGGTTGACTAGCCTAGCAAGACCGTAGGCATCAACGGGCGACTGCGCTGCTGGTGTGCCGGTCAGCATCCAGAGACGCGGGTCCGTAGCCTTAACCAGCTTGTTAAGCACCTTCCAGCGGTTGGTCTGCGCGTTCTTATAGGCGTTAGCCTCGTCAATCACGATCAGATCAAAGCCACCGTTCATGATCTCCTCGGCCACGACCGCAACACCGTCGAAGTTAATCACGACGAACTCGATGCCGGAGGCAATCACCTTCTTGCGCTGCGCTGCTGCGCCATGCGCCACGCCACACGACCGGTGCATAGCAAAGGTGAACAGGTCCTTCTGCCATGCCGACTTCATGATCGACAGCGGGCACAGGACAAGTACGCGCTTAACCAACCCCAGCTTCATGAGGTAGTCAGCGGACCAGATCACGCTGGCCGTCTTACCGGTGCCCTGTTCGTTGAAGCAGAACGCCCGCCTACGGATCGACAGGAAGGATGCAGTTTCCTTCTGGTGGTCGAAGGGAGTGAAGCGTCCGGTCCACTTATAGTCGCGCAGCATCGGGGACGGCACGTCCATACGCAGCTTGGCCAGCTCTTCGGACTCGCCGTGGCCCCAGTGAACTAGGACGCCCTCACGGGTCAACGCACTCTTTTTAATAGTCCCGGTCACAGCGGACGGGTTTGGCATCTCCAGTAGGAGCGCCTTGTTATCGATGATCCTCACGTTTGCTCCTTGAGGTTGGTTATTTGCGCTTACGTTCGCGCTTGCTGATCTCCGAAACGAGGTTGCCCTTAGCGTCCCGTTTAAACGAGCGGTTCGTTGCCTTGCTCTCCACGCGAAGCCCGGTACCGTTGTTGCCGCCCTTGTCGAATGCCTTCACGTGGGCAACGTCCTTGCCATCACCCTTCTTGACCTTCCCGGCCTTCATCATCTTGGCACGGGCAGCATTGCGTGCTGCGCGGTTCTTGAGCTGCTCAGGCTTGCCTTGATACTTATCGTATTCTGACCGGTAGTCCCTATTTTTCAGTGGCATAGTCTACAACTTTCTTACACCAAGCGATATATTCGGGGATGGGGAGGCTGCCTCGCCACTGATTTACCACAGTACACACCAACTGTACATTACTAGGGGCATAAGTGCCCCCTGCATCTACACGATCCAAGCTAGCATTAGTGGGTGTGAGTACCCCCCGCTCCAGCTTACAGGTCATAAGTTCGCCGGTTAACGCACAACGTCCATCCTGTGCCTCCAGTATAGCAATACAATCAGTGGGGGTAATTACCCCCTTGCGGCGCTTGGGTTGGCAAAGACGCGAGAAATACCGCTCCCAGTTACCGCTGATTAGCTTGTACTGCATAGACGTGTCGTTGACGTTATTCATGCGCCAGCGCCCCCGACATTTATTAGAGCAGAATATATGTGCTCCGCTGTTGGGGGTAAACGTGACCCCACAAAACTTGCAGTCTTTAGGTGCCCACTGGGCGCTATCGTGATGCCATCCAGCCATACTCAAGGAGTATGCACAGTATCACGCCTAGTGCAACCTATTTCCTCCGGGGTCGCCAATTCTCGCAGGTCTTGACGGGACAGAAAGGACACAACCCCGAAGACTTTGCGTTCCATACACCATTTTCCATGGCCGCGTCGAGGTGATCCAGCTGCGCGTCGAAGACCGACATGTACCGGCTCTTCTCCGTAATCACGTGCGTCTTGGGGATCAGCTCTCCGCTAACAACGTAGATAAGCGACGACTTGACCTGAAGCACCTCAGGGAAGTGCGTGAACACGGCCCCTGCTAGCAGATCGAGCTGCTTGGTATCAGCGTAGCGTGCGCTCTTCCCGGTCTTGTAGTCGATGCAGTACGCCTTGGTCCCGTTGATGATGAGCAAGTCGGCGATGCCGCGCCACCATACGTCCTTGTCGAAGAACTCGCAGGGTTCGTAACCCCCGTTAACCTTGCGCACCCCCAGCTTAAGCTCAGCGTGCTTATCACCCGGAATAGCAGCGAGGCGTTCGACGATAGGGCGGATGTAAGCAAACTTCTCCGGGATCGGCGTACCGTCCTTGATGAACAGTTCCGCCGCCTCGTGCACGGCGGTGCCGTAGTCAGCAGCTTCCCCTGCCTCGTCCTTTACGTCCTTAGCCACCTTAAGGTGGAAGTACTTCTTAGGGCACTGCTCAAAGGTCTTGATTGCTGAGTACGACCACGCCGTCACGATGGTTAATCCTTTTTCTTGAAACGCCCAGTGTTATCGCGCGGGGGCTGTGCGTCAATGTATCCGTGCCACCGACCACTAACATAGCCGAGTACCGCAGTTGATGCGCAGGCTATGACGTAGAGTGCAATATCCATTTTACCTCTCCTCACCTTCGAGCCGCATTGCCACGAGCTTGGCGTATCCGGCGATGTCGATCCAGCTATCGGCGTAGTCAGGGTCACCATTAATGATACGCCCGATCTTGTGTGCGATCATCTCAAGCGCTTCCTTCTGATCGGGTGCCATCTTGTGCCAGCTATCCCCGCGCATGATTACATGCTTGATCCGCTGGGTCACGTCAGCGTGCCCTCTGAACGAACCATACCGGCTCCCGCGCTCTTCGAGGACAGCATCTACGTCCATACCAGCCTCTTCTACCATGTCCGCGTGTCCTTATCTACGCGAAGGAAGTCGCCGTGCCGGATGCGCCGTCCCCATGAGCGCCGCTGCCCACTGGTGAAGCCCTTCCATTCGACCTCGACGTCGAACCGCTCGGCCATCAGTTGCAGGATCGAATACTCGTGGTCCGACAAGTATGCGGTGTACCCGCGCTGTAGCTTCTTCACTCTCATTTCAGATTCCCTCCACTCTTGAGGATGTCGCCGTCGAACACATAGGTGCCAGTGTGGGTCAGGCGGATAAACGGGTGGGCATGGATTTTGCCTCCATGTTCACGCCACAACTCGCAGAAGTGGTAGTCCTCCGACAGCAGCGCGCCGCTCTGGTCGATGCTGGTGGCGAAGAACTCGTGGGTCAGTGGCTTGACGTACTCACCCGTTACCGGGTCTTGGAACGAGGAGACACGATAGGTAGGCACGTGGGGTATCAGGTGCTCGAACACCTCGCGCTTGATAAGCATGAAGCCAGTGCCCCCATGGCGCACCTCGAAGCAGCCTGTTGCGTCTGTCTCAGCATTGCCACCGACCATGTTGAACACGAAGGCTCCGGCATAGTCAGCTAGGTCCGTAGCTCCGTTAGTCGCTGCGCGCCCCACGCTATCCCAGTTCACTTCCTTCTTGGGGTAGATACCACAAGTAATGTCCTTGTCGGCCAGCATCAGCTGAGCGATGGCCTCTCCGTCGAAGCCAATGTCGGCGTCGATAAACATCAGGTAGTCGTGGTTGCTAGCGAGGAACACACGGGCCAGTTCGTTGCGGGCGCGGGTGATAAGGCTCTCGTTCATGATCTGGCACCATGCCACGTTCACCCCGACCTCACGCATCTTGGCCATGGTCATGAGCAGCCCCTGCACATAGGTCCCCGTACATATACCTCCGTACATGGGAGTAGCGATCATAATGCTCGGGCGCTTGGTTTCCACAGGCTTCACTTTGATTTCATCAGTCATGCGAACCACCCCTTAAACTTGTCCCACCAGTTACGCTGCGCTTGTGCCAGCTCATGTTTGGTTTCAGCCAGATCAACCATCGTATCAAGGAGCAGCCGTAGCGCCTCTTCGTGCGTAGCGAGGGCAGCTCTCAATTCGCGATGCGTTTCACCATGCCGCTCAAACTCCTCGCGGTATGCGGCTTCGTATTCTTTAGCTCGATCGATCTGTGGCTTGGGCGCCTCAACCTTCGGCTTTGACTTTGGCTTGATGATGGTTCCGGACTTGTACTTCACGTGATAGGTTGGGGCAGTCTTTGGTCCCGGACCACCCGTATCGCGCACCGTTTTACGGCCTCGAACCTCAACGGACCCATTCTTCTGCATCTTGTGCAGAGCGCAGCCTACTGCCGACCTAGTCAGGTCTGGCAGGTGGCCCATAATTTCTGCCACCGTCAGGTCCGGGTTGCACTTCAACACTGCGAAAATACGCCGGGCAGTCTCGCCCCTCTTAGTCTTAACAGTACCCATCTTAGTTGCTCCTTCTTGGGTTAGGACTTCTTACGTACGACCAGTTGGTATCCAACATGGACGATCTCTGCCGTCTCACCGAAGATGTTGGTGAAGGCGTCAATTGCGATCTTGGGGCGGTGCAGTGCGTCACGCGGGTTGCCCCAGAGGTAATCATCAAAGACCATCAGCCCGCCAGCCTTAAGCAGAGGCCAAGCCATGCAAGCATCGGTCAGCACATCGGGTGCCGTGTGGCTGCCGTCGATGTAGATGAAGTCGTAGACGTTCTTGCCATCGAACCAGTGCGCTAGCTTGCGCCCCAGAAACTCGGTAGACGTACTCTTGTACTTATAGA